GGATTTGAGGATTCATCAGAACTTGATTCACATTCAATTGTTGAAGATGGGGCAGAGGCCATGGCAGGTTACCCTTCTTAATCATATAGCCATCCTTGGTGAAGAAGATGACATTGTCGATCCTTCGATCGAACGCTTGCCAACGGTCAGGCTCGGCAAAAATCTTTGGATACCATTCGTTGGGTGCACGGTTCGAGGTAAACACGAGATTAACAGCAAGGAGTTGATGGAAAGCGCCTTTGGTATGGACCTCCATGGGGTACCGATCGCAAACCCGAAGCCAGGTTGTGTATGGCATCTGACCATAGAAGTCGTCAAAAACGACCGTCTGGTGAACGTCGGGACGGTAGTCCCCAAAGAAGAAAGCCCCATGCTTCGCAGGATAATCGGCCTGCACGTAAGGCGAAGGGCCCAGCATGGCGTAACGAGTTTTTCCAGTCCCTGGCTGACCGTAAAACACTGAAACGACAGGCTTCGAGTCGCGAACTGGAGAATAAAATTTAGCCAGGGCTTCCTGGCAATTAATTGCAAGTCGATCTTACCATTCCACGTTGCATACCCATGTAGTGAGTTGGATAGGTTTCAATCGCCGCGGAGAGTCCACGTCTCTTGATAGTCTGTACTACAGACCACATCTTCTCACCCGCAGGGGCGGAGATGGTCCCACTTTCGTAAATGAGTTGAGGCCGTGGGACGTCCTTGGCCTTCTCGCAATGCTCGCAGTCACAACCGTACTCGGGTTTCTTGCAATAGTGCGAAGCTTGATAGGCGGAGCCACGTCGTGGCTCCCAGTGTGCCTTCTTGTGGCAATCCTTTTTCAATTGTTTGAGACGCATTTCCTTGGGGAACTGCACAAATCCCTGAAGATGGGGTGTACCCTCTTCACCAACTTCAAGTTGGACTACAAGGTAGTTGAACACCCATGACTTGATTAGTTCCAGGTCCCCCGGTCGGCCAGGGTGTGACCGACGGGGGTTGTTGATGGTGAAACACCAATCTTTGCATTTTCCTTGATAGCGTACCATAATCTTAGTAAGTGTTTTGGCGGGGTGGGCTGGGTAATACTGCGCCAGCCCACCCGCCTCTTTTTCGTCAAAACCGCGCGCGTGATTTTTTGGTGACTTTTTTTAAACTCGCATAAAGTTGGCGGTGTTGGTCACTGTAGTACCGCAAGCGCGCGCCGCGGTACCGCAAGTGCGTCTGTTTGTAGGATTTTTTATTGTTGGTGGCGGCTGGTTTTTTTAGAAGTCCATGATTAGACCTTGGGACTTCCATTTGTTAATTGCCGCTTTGGTTTCATGGTGCCAGAGCATCGAGGCTGCTCTGTAGTCGAAGTCATCATCGAAGTGTTCTCGCCGAGGGAGGGGGAACCTTTCCACAAGTTTCGCCCAGGTCACTACGGCCGGTGGGGCCTGCGTGACCGGGGTACTTGGTGGTGGCGGCGTCCCTGATGTGGGGACTTCATCGGCTGTGTCCGTGCGGCCAAGCCTCATGTTGAATATTCGACCCTTTCGGAAGAACTCAACAGTCTTGGCTTTTTGAGTTAAACCGGCCTGGTCACGACGTGCCTCTTCGTCATAGTCTCCCTCCTTCATAATCCAATGGGAAGCAATCTCTGGCTTCAAACCATTGTAGGCAAAGAACCGAGTTAGATAATATCGCTCATTGCGGGTCTTGTGAAGTTTGAGCATGTACTCCTTAGCAATCGGAGGCCATTTGCTAAAAGGGAAGTAAAGTTCGCCTTCCTCTAAGTCACATTGAAATTGCTTGGAAATCGACATAGCGCTGACAAGAAATGACGTAGTCGTTATTGCGTTTATTGCGCTAATAATTAGCCTACATTAAACCACTCATCATCGACGGTGAAGTGTCTGGGCTTGCTGAAAGCTCCTTTTCCACGGAGGATTTCAAAGGTGTACATACAGTAAGGGCTCATCTTGAGAATTTCAATGAGATACCATCGCTGATGCCATTTGCGACGGACTAGCTGACAATACAGCCGATATGTCGAGTCGAAACGAAAGAAGGTCTTAATACATTCAGCAGAAGCCTTCTTAGGATGTTGGGAGTTGGGCAAATACCATTGCCAGAAGTTATTGCTTGTTTCCTCTTCAATTTTGACACGTTTTGGGGACTGTTCCATGTTTTGGTAATTAATTTTCTGAATTAATTAGATGAAAAGGGAAACTTCCCTTGTCTCACAGGAACTTTCCCTTGTACGATTAAACTCGTCAATTAATTTTTATTTCATAATTAATCAACATAGTAGGCCCGAGAGCATGCTTGAATAGTAACTGCCTGAGCCGCACTACCAATGTAGGCATAAGCCAGCAGAAAGATGTTGCAATTGACGGTACCGGCAATAGTAGGCGCGGCATTGCCAGTCTTAATCTGGACTTCCTTGTTGGGTTTCACAGCGAACTTGAAGTGAGGTTGGCTGAATCCAACACTCACAGTACCGGCTGTCGCGTCATTGACAGCGATTGTTGGCTGGATGTTCACAATCTTGTCCTTCAAGATTGTGTACCGACCGCCTCCAGCGGCCATGCGCAAGAATGAATACGCATTTTCAGGGGTGTTACCGAAGTCTTGGAAAACATCTTCACCCTGTGCCTGGGTGCCAGAGGGCATGTTGTCCATAACAAGAACAAGTCGGACAGGAATGGTGGGTTGGGCAGTGGAGAGGGAGCCGAAGGTCCCAACAGAGAGAGAACCCTTAACACGAAGTGTTTTCAAGAGATATTTGTTGCCATTGACTTGGCCGTAACCGCTGCCTTGAGCCGTTGGAATAAGGCAAGAGTCAGTGTAGCCGGCATGAGAGCCGCTAGAGTTGACATAGTTGTCCGCTGGAACTTCGGTATCTGCCCAGGTGGTACCAGCAGTAGTAACAGCAGCATTGATGCCAACATCAAAGTACTTGACTTCCCCACGGGCACGCTGGGCCACGTAAGATTGATTACGTGGAGGGGCAGGGTATCGCATAGGATAGTCAATGCCTTCCATAGGGGCCGTTTGACGGGCATAGTAAGTGGCTGCTGCCCGATCGGCAGCTGCCATCTCAGCAACGTCACGACGACGACCTGCCTTGCTCTTAGAATACGAAGCGTATTGACGTGAAGGTGCCATTGTAATGGATCGACGAGGAATTAATTAACCTTCTCGGATGCTGTTCGCGAAAGAATGGGTGGCGCGAATTTATTTCTAATTTTGGAAATCGCAGAACGCAGGGAGGCTCGCGCCTAATATTTCTCTGGGCGGCATTTCTACGAAATCAGAAAATGTCTCACGAGGAACATTCGCATTCGGAGCAGGAGGAGGGTTCAGGATTTGAGGATTCATCAGAACTTGATTCACATTCAATTGTTGAAGATGGGGCAGAGGCCATGGCAGGTTACCCTTCTTAATCATATAGCCATCCTTGGTGAAGAAGATGACATTGTCGAT